CTATTAAAAAATTATGTACACCCAATAAGTAAAATAGTTGAATTATATGTTCAAAAGATATATACTTTTGAAGAAAAAGAAAATAAATGTAATTTATTAGAAATAAAATATATTAAAGATACCTTAAATAAAAAAATAGATTTACAAATAAATACTATTAATAAATGGATACATAATAAATCTAATAAATCGATAAGATTAGAAAATCTTAAATTTATAAGAAGTCTATATAAATTATTAGACCTAGATTTGAATAAAGTTCCATGTAAATATTTTAATATTAAAAATTATAAAAGTGAAAAAAAATGTAAAGAAGATGCTATCAAATGGATAAATCAATATAAATTATAGAAATTTTTAATTAAATAAAACCATTCTAATATTAAAATGGTTTTATTCATAGATTCTAAAAGAATCAATTAACTATGTATAGACTTTAAATAAGCCTTTGCTTTCTATTAGTTGAACTTTGTTCAACTCACAATGAAAAATCAAAGATTTTTAATCCAAATTCTGGTATCAATCATAATTTCTATCATAATCAAAATGAGTAAAAACACAGTTTTTACTTATCCAGAGTATAAATTTTTTTACCAAATCTTTTATTTCCATTTGCTAGGATCTTCGATAGACTATCAAAGATAGTCAATTGATTCTCTATCCTCACAATTAGAAACTTCGTTTCTTATGGATGTTCCACCACATAACCTTTGTATTTACCACCGTGACTTTCACGATAGTAAATATATTTTGGAATAAAGTTTGAAGTTCAATATTTAAAGGGTAATTAATTATTTTAATTAATGTCATATTATAAAAAAAAGTCCTCGACTGGTTATAAAAAAAAGTCCTCAACTGGTTATAAAAAAAAGTCCTCGACTGGTTATAAAAAAAAGTCCTCAACTGGTTATAAAAAAAAGTCCTCGACTGGTTATAAAAAAGAGTCCTCGACTAATAGTAAATCTAATAAACAAGCTTATGTATATTCATTAAATTTAAAAAATGGTAAGAAATATGTTGGAATGACTCAGAATCTGGAAAAAAGAATGGGGCAACATTTTTTAGGCAAAGGTGCCAAATGGACTCAAAAAAATAAACCGGTATCAATTAATCATGTTCAAAAATGTAAAAGTTATGAATCAGCAAAAAAAGCTGAAACAATTGTTTACAAAAAGATGAGAGACTATCATGGAATTAAAAAAGTTAGAGGTGCTGGTCATACTAAAAGTTATTAAATAAAACCATTTTAATATTAAAATAGTTTTATTTATTTTTTTACCCATCCGATATTATCATCTTTCCATGTATAATTAAATTTATTTTCATTAAATGAATCTTTTTTCTGCATATTATCTTCATGCCACATTGGTTGTAAATTAGTATAATGAAAACATTTTTTTCTTTCTTCTTTATTACTTAAATCAAAACTTGCTACTGGTTTTCTATGATCGATATCCCAACCACCTTTTCCCATATTTTCCCAAGACATATTATCAATAAACAAACTCTCCAAATATTTATATAATTCAGAAGCAGTACAACCTGTATATTCCAAACTTTTTTTATTTTTTTTTACATTGTTTGATTTTAAAACTTCTCTAATTCTTCTACTTAAATTTTGTTTTAACTTATATGATGGATCATTTTTCCTTTTATTTTTATCATATTCTCTTCTATAATTTTTTTGATATTCTCTATATTTTTTATCATTTTTTCTTTTCTGCCAATCTCTTTTATCTATTTCTTTACCATTTTTTTCTCTGTATTTTTTATTATATTCTTTAAGATGTTCAATATTACTTTCTCTCCATTTTTTATGTTTAATTGATTGTTCTTCTTTAGTTTCTTGCCAATATTTCTTATTATATTCTGTAATTTTATCTTTTCTTTTTAATCTTTCATTTTTCATACATTCTTTACATCTAGTTCTTAATTTATCCCATGCAGAACTAGATTTATTAAAATTTGATAATTCCTGATATTTTTTACATGTACAACATTGTTTTTTTTCAATATCATTTTCTATAATGTGTTCTTTTCTTTTAGTCATTAATAAAATAAATAACATATTTTTAAATATCATTAAAGATACTTAATTAAATAAAATTTTTTTTTAATTAAATTACTACTAAACATTCAAAATTAAACATCCTTAAATTTAGTTTAATTTCCTCCTCTTAGTCTTAAAACTCGCTTATACCAAATATTTCTATTTGGGCTAGACTGTATCTTAAGCCTTCATTGATGTTGATTAAACATCTCAAGCCCACATCCGTTCAGTCGTTGAAGGGCTACCTTATGCTTATCATAACACACTTAGGTAGTCTCACTGCGGATTGCCCATTTATCCAAAGAACATCCTTAACCTTGTTACCATTGGGAAGTGCAATTAACACTGTTCTCCATTCTTCATTTCTAAAGTTGGATGGTAGTTAAGGCTTTAGGGGTTCCCCGCTACAAGATGTGTCGCCAATTATTTGACTTGCCTATCCATTGACTGATAGACACACCCATTAATTTAGGTGTAGTGTTGCTTCTTTTTGGCATGAAATACCTTCCAATAATTTTCCATTTTATTGGCATGGACTATACCTTAAGCTATCATTGGTCTTGGACAGACCTCAAGCCCATACACTTTAAGTCTCTGAACGACTTACCATAGCAAATTCCATAATGCCTTAGGTAGCCGATGCGGATTGAGCTAAACTCTATTCGTTGTTACTGTTCCCGGAGTCATTACCTCGGGTACTGTATGAAGTTTCCAAACATACAGGTAGTAGAATAAAGCGATCATGGAGCCGTTCCCGCAATTGATGCATGTCGCCTATAATTAGACTTGCCTATGGTTCACATAGACAAACACCCAAAAAGTTGATGTTGTAATCGGATAGCGTTCTACCATCTTCTAATTGTTTTCCAGCAAATATCAATCGTTGTTGATCCATGTTAATACCATCAGCTTTCACTGAGGACTAGACTGTATCTTAAGCTCATTCAAATTTGTTAAATTATCATTATGAACCGACACCCGTGCGGTCGTTGAAGGAGAATCATATTCTTACAATAGCGAATTTAGATTCTTTACCCGCGGATTACCCAATCCTAATCGTTATTACGGTGAGCGAGGTCATTACCCTGCCTATTGTTAAAAGTTTCCAATTAACAAGTCGTAGATTAGGCTCTAAGGGATTTCCCGAACATTATAAGGTGTCTTGCTTAAGTCAAAGTTAACTTCGACAAAAACTAGCTACTGACATAAAAAGGAGTCTAATAATTTATATCTAAAGCAGTGCCTTTTACTTTAGATCAATAGCTTTTCTACCCAATCAACATTTAGGTGGTATTCCCTCCTTATCTTGAATTTTCTGCTTTACATTTTCAATAGTATCGGATGGTTCAACATCCAGGGTAATTGTCTTACCAGTGAGTGTTTTCACGAAAATCTGCATTTTATTATATAATGATTATATCGTCATTGAATAAATAAATCAACTTTTTTTTATTCAAAATTACTATTTATAAATTGAATACTATTCGGTGATTCATTTACAAATAATTCTCTATTTAGATGTCTATTTCTATCACTATTTGTAGGAGCAGAAGGTACCATAATATTAAATACGACTTGGTTTAAATTTACTAATATTAATGGACTAGGAATAATTCTCCATATTGCTTTACCTATATCTGGTATATTTAAAATAGGAGGTTTATTTTTGATACCTTCTTCATTAATTTTATTAACATCAATCTTGTTTGGTTTAAATTTTATTTTTTCTAATTTATAAACATCTTGAATATTATCATACGATTCTTCTGCATAATTTTCCTTTTCATTTAATTTAAGATTTGGCATAATTACTGTTTCATTTTTAAACATATAAAACATATAATATAAATAATAAAAATAATTCAATTTTTATTAAATAAACTTTTTACTAAAGTATTCATTGTTGAAAACATTTTTCGGTTTCAATTATAGGTTCATCTTTTTTTTTGTTATGTATTCTTCTTCTTATATGACGATTTAAATTAGATTTACAAAAAAAATATTTATCGCAATGATCACACTTGTAAGGTTTTACTTTGTAATGTATATTTTTCATATGATCACCCATATTTTGAGCATATATTTTTTTTTTACAAATATGACACTCTTTTTTTTTTGCTATATTCATTTTTGGAGATACAATTATAATTGCATCCTTTTTTTTATGTACTCTTCTTTTTATATGACGATTTAAATTATATTTACAGGAGAAATATTTATTACAATGATCACACTTGTAAGGTTTTTCTTTATAATGTATATTATGTACATGATCCCATATATTTTGAACATGTATTTTTTTTTTACAAATAGGACATTCACTTTTTTTTTTTAAACCATTATATACTCTCCTGATTTTAGGATTACTACTCTTATTCAAATATGCTCTTTCATGTGTTTTTTTATGTCTACTCATATTACTTCCTCTAATTTCTCTTAAACATATTGTACATCTAATTCTTTTTACTGGAACTTTCCCCATAAAAAAAAATATAGAATAAATTTACTATTAAATATTCAATTTTTTTTAACGTCTATAATATTTTCTACCTCAAATATATGCATATTATTATTTAATGAAATCAACATTTTTTTTATTCAAAATTACTATTTATAAATTAAATTAGAATTTTTTAAGTTTAAATTTAACATATTTTATTTATATATAATTATTAATTAAATAAATCAACTTTTTTTATTCAAAATTGACATTATGAAAAGAGAAAGGAAATAGGGATGAGGGTATTTTAAATCTTGGATGGGTTAAATTTCATTTATTTTTATAATATATAATATATAAAATGCCTTATTTTAAAAATTTAAATATATTATTTATACATATACCTAAAACAGGAGGTTCAGTTATTGCAGATGAAATAACAAAAAAAGGAAAAAGAAGAGTGTCTAGCGGTCGTAGACATAACAGATTACCAAAACCATATAATAAAAAATCACTTCAACATCAATTTTATACAACCCTTTACAAATATAGAGATAGATTACACATAAATTTTAAAAATATTAAAATATTTTCTGTTGTAAGAAATCCTTATGATAGAACAATAAGTGATTTATTCTATAATAATTTAATAAAAGAAGATTTTTCTCCAGATAAAGTATTTGATGTACTTAAAAATAATTATTTATATAAAGATAATTATGATAATCATAATGTTCCACAATACAAATTTGTTACAGATAAAAATGAAAAATTAATTCCAAATATTCGAATTTTTAAAACAGAAACTTTAAATAAAGATAATAAGCTTATAAATGATTATTTAAAAATTGATATAAATATTGTACAAAAAAACGTTAATAAAGATTACTCTAAGTATTTAAATAAAAAAAGTATTAATCTTATAAATGAATTTTATTATAAAGATTTTGAACTATTTAACTATAAAATGATATAATAATAACAAATTTTATTTCCCAAAATTTTTCTGAGTTTTATAATTTTAATGTTAATTTACCTGACAAATGTTAGGATTGAGAAAACTGTTCTTCTCTTCGTTCAAAAATATGTATAATATTTTTAATAAAATAATTTACCGTCTATAATATTTTCTACCAGAAGATACACCACAAGTTAGAAGCATTTGTGGACTAGGTTTAGCAGAAACTGCTTTAATTTTATTATCTCTATATTCATACCATATAATTTCTTTTACTTTTATTTTTGAGTTAATTAAATATTTCACACATTCTTTACAAGGTTTTGCGCATTTAATTTCACCTTGTTGATTAATTCTCAAAGAATAAACCGATATATTATTAATATTTTTTTTTCGATAGAAACATCTATTAATTTTTTTAATTAATCTTTCTTCAGCATGTTCAGAACATTTTCTAGAATTAATTATTTTCATTTTCTTTTGATTCATACTCCATATTTCTTTGTTATTTATTACTGTGTATGCAATATGTATATTTTTTTTATAAAAATCATTTATAGAAGATAATGAAGCAATTGAATCAGCTGTTTGCGAAGATATACCAAAATTTTTTAAGGATTGATATATGTTGTTATATATTTGATTTTCTTCCATAATTTTATAAATACTTTTTTAATAATAAATAAATCAATATTTTCTTAAACTATAATCTAAAAAATGTGCAATATGTAAAGGATCTTTTATAATAATATAATTTTTTTAAAAAATGTTGTGGATCAAAAGAAAAACTTAAAATATAATAGATACTATTTAAAAAAAACAATATAATATTATTAATGTTTGATTTAAAATTATTTTCAATAATACTAGGATTTATTGGTTGTTTTTTTGTAGTTTTTTCATTTGTATGTCAATTATATGAAATTTATAAAACAAAAAATGCTGATGGTACTTCTTGTGGTTTAATTATATCACAAATACTTACATGTTTATTTTTAGGAACTAGTGCTGGAATAAATGTATATTTAGATGGTATTATTAATTTGCCTTTTTTAGTAGCAAATGTTTCTTTATTTCTTCTTTTCTTAGTTATGGTATATTTTAAAATAATTTATAAAAGAAATTAGTAATTTAAAGATTAATTATTTAATATATTATCTAATGTTGTTCTCAATTGTTTGGACTATTCCTTGTGAAAATCGTGTAGCATGTTTAAATGCTTTTGGTAATATGACTCCTGATGATGATCTTAAAGATGCTGGACCTGATGTTAAAGTTGTTGGTAGATGGCATCATTTAGCTGGAGATGGTGGTATGTGTATAGCAGAATGTAGTAATGATAAAGCGCTTAATTCATTTATGCTTAATTGGGCACCTTTATGTAATATTACAGTTACTCCTGTAGTAGAAGATTCTACTGTTAGAGAATCATTACAAGATAAACCTTATTTTACAAAAAAAGAATAATTAAATAAATTAAAAAATTATTTAATTATTTTCTCATTTCATCAAAATGTATTTTTGGCATAGATCTTTCAGTTTCAGGTATAATCTTCCATTTACATTTCATATTTAGTGGTATAATAATTGTTTTGATAAAAGAATAAAAATAATTAATAAATTTGTAATTTTTTATATATGTATATATATATATATATATATAAATGTATATACATAATTATATAAAAATTGTTTTAATAATTTTTATTATAATATTATTCAAAAAAAATAAGGATAGATTTTCACAACCACCAATTTGTCAAGCTAATTTTTATAGTGAGTGTCAAGATGGTAGTAAAGCTCAAAAAAAATATGGTTGTATACATTTTTTTGGTCTAAAAAGGCAGGGTAATCATCAAGAATGTAAAAATAAAGGATTTGATTATTGTAAATGTCCTAACAAAATAGGAAATTGTGTATGTGCTTATTATGATAAAAAAAAACCTGTTTCTAAGGCATCGAAGTATGATTATAATTATATTATTAAAACTAATAAAAAAAATAATGCAATAAATGAAGGTGAATCAGCAGAAGTAACAATTACTCGTAAAAAAATTGATAAAAATCTACAAGATATTGAAACTACAGTATATATTAAAAGTAAAAATATTACAGCAGAATCAAATAAAGATTATGATAAAATTAATGAAACAGTAACTTTTGGAGCTAAAGAACAAAATAAAACAATAAAGATTACAATAAAAAAAGATCAATTTAGAGACGTATGTGAATATTTTTCTTTAGAGTTATATAAAAATGAATATATGGATAAGTTGAATATTGATGGAGAAATATATAATAAACTACCAGATCAACAGATTAAAATTTTTATAATAAATAATTCTAAAGACGAAAAAAATTCGTCAATCAAAAAAACGAAACCAATAAAATCTGAATATTTTCATGATAATATTATTTATAATATTGAAAAATGTGACAAAGATTATATTAAATTTCCAGGAAAAAAAAATACTTGTATACTTAAAAATATTTATCAAGATAAAATAGAATGTGAAAAAGATGATCTTAAGAAATATAATATAAATACACAAGAATGTATATGTAAAAATACCGACAACAGTAAAAATATGGTTATGTTTGAAAATGAATGTGTAAATTTTAAAGAAAAATATTGCACAAAACAAAATTATAATTATGATATTAAATCTAATTCTTGTATTTGTAAAGATGGATTTATAAAAAAAAGAAAAAATGGAGAAGAATCATGTGAAATAAGAAAAATAATTAATTATGATTCTAATGCAGTAGTAAGTTGGAAATTGAATATAAAAAAATGTAAAAAAGGGTTTTATCCTTTTGATAGAGGAGTTTGTAAAAATTATTGGAAATGTTATGAGAAACCTAATTTATTGTATATGGGTGGTGCAGGAGCAGGAGGTGTAGGAGCAGGTGGGGCAGGAGCAGGAGGTGTAGGAGCAGGAGGTGTAGGAGCAGGTGGTGTAGGAGCAGGTAGTGTAGGAGGAGCAGCAAACATTTGTAAACAAAATGAAGAGCTTATATTTAATTATAAGGAAAAGAAAAAAGTATGCTTATCAAAAGATATAGTAAAAAAAATTAAATCATGTAGAAAAAAAAATGATAGTATTTATATGTGGATAGATAATGAAAATAATTGTATATGTCCAGTTAAGTATGAAGCAAAGTATGATAATAAACATTTATGTGAGAATACATTGGATGACATAACTGATAAATGTCAAAAATATAAACAAAATTCATATTATAATAAAGACACTAAAAAATGTGATTGTATTAAATATTCTCATTATGAAATAAAAGAAAATATATTAGGCAATAATAGATGTTTAAATATACCTGAAAATATGAAAAGATGTCTAAATAAAAATAAGTCCTCTAAATATGTAAATTCTATATTAAACTTGAAAGATGGCAAATGTGTATGTCCAGAAAATTCAGAACCTGAAAAATCAGATTCTTCTAAAGAGGAGCATTTAAAATGTAAATGTAAAAAGGGATGTACCATTTTATATGGAAAATGTGTGAAAAAAAAAGAAGCAATAAAAAAATGTAAAAATTATAAAAGAAAAGATATTATGTTAGGTAAAGATGCTGTTTATGATGAAAATGAAGGAATATGTAAATGTCCAAAAGATTATAGTGAACAGAAAAGTGTGGATGAATGTGGAAATGAAACAGTTTTTTGTGTACCTAATGGTATAAATGAACTTATTTGTAAAATGAA